GTGAACCTGTCCTGGAGTTGATGACACAGGAGATCGAAGGGAGTCTTGAGCATGTCGTGAACTACTGCGGGCAAATACTCCAAAGTGTCCATGATCATACGGAGATCAATCAGAAGTTTCCCGACGGAATCCCTGTTGATGAAAAATAATGCTTGACATTCTTTTCGAATCCTGGTATGATATAAGAATGGGGGTTATGACTTTCTCCCGGTATGTTTTACCTTAAAAAGTCCATGTATTCATCACCTCATGGTGAAGGAATTGGGTTGATGTTCTGCATCTGCCCTCTCCCAATATGACTCTTTCCTCTGCAATCAGTACGGAAGGGTTTTCCTGTTAGAGGGAGCACTCTGGTTCGCCGGTAAGCTCTCGCTAGTCGAACCTGCCGAGGATAAATATGCAGGCCGTGCTGAGGCTAGGGTACACGTAAAACACTCTCCCCCATTTTTCGCAATCTTCTACCTATCGGTAGTGAGATCTATAGAGGTTTCTGTCAACTGAACCAGCGTAGCAAATCAGTGACATTTATCTATGAGCTAGACGAGAAACCCGGTCTACCTCAAGAAGCAGGTTAGCCCGTCGCTAGAAGCTGTTGGTACAGTCTAGCTGGCCTGCCACCACCTTCCAACGATTGGGAAGGTCAATACCAACATAGGGTAAGGGTGTACGGGAGTGCAGAGATCCTTCCTTTTCCTGAGGATCTCCACCTGTCTAGGTGAGTTAGACGTTAAACGGATCAGGGTTGCCTGGTCGCCACTCATACACAGCTCCCTCCCGGAGGAGCTTTACAAGTATCCGAGTCTAAGAAAATCTCCTCTCTGCATCTTGTCCAGGGGTACAGCATTCTCCAGTTTGCTGTTCCTCTGGATTTCTTCTTTACTTACCTGAGAACTCTTATGAGTGATGAGCAACCGACAGGAAAGCCTAGCCACCTCTTTAAGCCTGGTCAATCCGGGAACCCTAAAGGGCGTCCTAAAGAACCAGTGTTCTCTCGTAAGCAGGTAATGGAGATTTGCGCCAAGCTTAATTGCAATCCGATTGAAATCCTAGCTAAATTTGCTAATGGTGATGTGGAAGGATTGAAAACAAAGTCGGCTTCTAAAGAATTAGAGATCACTAGCATCCCTCTGAAGATGCGACTAGCGGCTGCTGTAGAACTTGCTGGATACCTCACCCCTAAACTTAGGGCAGTGGAGGTGTCAACTCAGGATGAAGATCCTGACGATGGTTCTAAGAAGCCAAAACTCATTATCGTGCTGCCTAGTAATGGCAGAGAGTCAAAAATGATAATGAATCAACCAGGCCAGACACTGATCGACAATGATTCTGGCCAAGTCTATGAGGAGATCCACTTGGATACCCGAGACTTCAATTCTGGTGCAGATATCTATGATGGTGACGAGTGATGTAGTATTCTCGGCCCAACCTGGCCCACAGACAGACTTCTTATCGACAACAGCTGATGTATGTATTTATGGTGGAGCGGCTGGTGGCGGGAAGGTGGCTCCTAAGGATTCCCTTGTCTTAACTCCATGGGGATATAAGCCTATGGGTGAAGTTAAGAAGGGGGATCAAATTTGTAACCCCGATGGATCTCAGCAAAAGGTCTTGGAAGTATTCCCCCATAAAGATTGGGAATTCTATAAGATAACCTTTAAGGATGGATCTACTTGTGAAGTGGGGAAGGAACACCTATGGGTGTCTTGGAGAGCCTCCGTTTCGACTAAACGGGGTAAGACTTTGGGTAAGAAGCTTCACATTCCCTCAGATTCCCTATACCCGAGCCATGCCGAAGTTATAAACACAGAAGGCTTAATGGATTGGCTAGGAAGAGGCCATACACCTCTAATTCCTGTAACTGCACCAATTGAATTCACTAACTCCTGGAATCTACTTGTGGATTCCTATACGTTAGGACTCTTACTTGGCGATGGGTGTTTGAACTCTGGATTCACAGGGTTCACTTCTAAAGATCCTGAGTTACAGGATCATTTCAAAGAGGCTTATTCTACCCATCAGCAAGGTATTGATCTCCGAATTCATCGGAAAGATGCTGGCAAGGTGTTGAAAGAGGCTTTAGATCATTATGGTCTTCTGAGTGTATACTCTAATAAGAAGTTCATACCATATCAGTATAAGTTTGCCCCTTTGGAGAGTCGTATAGCTCTCCTCCAGGGTTTGATGGATACAGATGGGACAATAGATGACCGAGGCCATCTTTCATATTGTACAGTTTCCCCTCAACTAAGGGATGATGTTAAGCATCTGGTAGAAACCTTGGGTGGCTGGGCTACAGTTTCGGAGAAACAAGGTAGTTACCTTGATTCGAACGGGGATCGTGTTGAATGTCAGTTAGCCTATACTCTCTATATTAAGCTTCCTGACTCTATCCAGCCATTTAGACTGGAGAGGAAGTTGTCCAAGGTCAAGAAGACTGGAAAACGACTTTATAGGTCAGTAGCGAAGATTGAATTTAGCCGGGTATCGGATGGCCAGTGTATTATGGTCAATAATCCAAATAGATTATATCTTATGGATAATTGCATAGTCACTCATAACACCTTTGCCCTACTCCTAGAGCAGCTCCGGCACATTGATTCACCCACTTTTCGATCCATTATATTCCGTACCAATTCAACAGAAATACGGAATCAAGGTGGTTTGTGGGATGTGTCTGGCCAGATCTACCCTCAGCTTGGTGGAGTCCCTCGTGAGAATCACCTAGACTGGACATTTCCATCAGGATTTCACCTCAAGTTTGCTCACTTACAGTATGACAAGGATCTCCAGGACTATCAAGGAGCCCAGATCCCTCTAATCTGCTTCGATGAGCTTACCACCTTCACTGAGCGTCAATTTACATTCCTCTTAGGGCGTAACCGTTCAACCACCGGAGTTTCTGGATATGTTCGAGCTACCTGCAATCCTGATGTTAATAGTTGGGTTAGACGTTGGATTGATTGGTGGATTGGTGAGGACGGCCTACCAATACCTGCACGATCTGGGGTTATCAGGTATTATGCAATTGTTAATGATGAATTAGTTTGGGGTGATTCGGCTCAAGAGCTAGTTGACCTCTATGGTAATCCAGAGCTTCCGCTTGACCATGTTGATCAGCCTATTCAGCCTCTGAGCTTCACCTTTATCGCTGCAACCATCTTCGATAATAAAGAGCTTCTCAAGAAAGATCCCACCTACCTCAAGAAACTTCGCAACCTCTCCAAGGTGGATCAGGAGCGGTTTCTCGGCGGTAACTGGAATTCAAAAGCCAATGCTGGTACATATTTCAAGCGCGAATGGCTAGAGGTTGTGGAAGCCCCACCGCCCCTATGTACCCGCGTAAGAGCTTATGACCGAGCTGCTACGGAAGCCACCGGAAGTAATAATCCTGACTGGACAGCAGGCGTTCAAATCGCCAAATCTCCTGATGGCATCTACTACATCTGTCATGTGGACAGATATCGTTTGAAATCAGGTGCTGTAGATAATCGTATGAAGGCCCAAGCTGCTCTGGATGGTAAATCCACTCGAATTGTGATTGCTCAAGATCCTGGCTCGGCTGGTAAAGCCGAAGCTGCGTATACTGTGAAGCTCTTCCCTGGTTATGACATTCGGGTCAGGACAAGTACGAAGGACAAACTCACGAATTTCCTCCCTTTCACTGCTGCCGCTGAAAACGGACTCGTTAAGATTGTAAGAGGTCTCTGGAATGAGGTCTATCTGTCTGAGCTAGAGCATTTCATTGGTGATGGAAAGGGGAAGGATGACCAGGTGGATGCTACATCCCTGGGTTTCAATGAATTATCAGGTCAAGCATACATACCCCCCGTGATGAATCTCACCTCACTGGGAAAGAAGAATCTTTGGAAGGGATAAGTGATGTCAAAGACGCCAGTATTGAATCCGATTGGTCGTACCGGCCTCAAGCAATTCAATGGATATATCGAAGAAGAGTTTCTACAGCAACTGAAGTGGCCAAACGCCACTAAGGTCTACAAAGAGATGGCAGATAATGACCCTGTTGTAGGGGCCATGCTTTTCGCAGTGGAAATGCTAATCCGTGGTGTTAAATGGAAGTGTGAACCAGCCTCGAAGTCGGCTGAAGATGTCGCTAGAGCGGAGTTTCTCGCTTCATGTCTTCATGACATGGAGAAACCCTGGTCAGAGGTTATTAACGACATCCTCAGCTTCATCCCCTTTGGCTTCTCTGTCCATGAAGTGATTTACAAGAAGAGGATGGGGCCACGGAATCCGAATAAAAAGCTCCGTAGTCGTTATTCTGATGGAAAGTGGGGGTGGAGGAAACTTCCTACCCGCGCCCAAGAATCCATTCAACGGTGGGAATTTGACGAGGAAGGCGATCTAACTGGTTGCTGGCAACTTGCTGTTAACCAGCCCCGTGGAGTCTTTATTCCTGAAGAACGCTTCCTTCTTTTCCGTGTTAATTCGAAACGGGACAACCCTGAGTCGAAATCTGCTATCCGTAATGCCTACCGCCCTTGGTATCTCAAGAAAGTCATTGAAGAGTTAGAAGGGATTGGTATCGAGAGGGATTTGGCTGGTTTACCTGTCATGCGTATGCCAGCAGAGTATATGTCTCCTTCGGCTTCGGACGAACAGCGTGCTCTATACAACAAGTGCATTGAGATTGTCACCAGTGTTCGTCAAAATGAGCAGGCTGGCCTTGTTTTACCACTTGTCTATGATGATAAGGGTAATGAACTCTTTAAGTTTGAACTCCTGAGTTCAGGTGGATCACGTCAGTTTGATACGTCCACGATCATCAAGCGGTATAACTCGAATATTGCTCAAACTATCCTAGCGGATTTCATTCTACTCGGCCAAACATCGGTAGGTTCCTTTGCGCTATCGGATAATAAAACCAGTATGTTTGCTGCTGCTATTGGAGCTTGGCTGTCTAGTATTGCTGATGTTTTTAATTCTAAGGCCATTCCTGACCTGTTTGCCGCAAATGGTGACTACGCTGAGAGCCTCCCCAAGCTTCATTATGATGACTTGGAAACGCTTCCGCTCAAAGAGCTAGGTGAGTATTTCAGTAAGCTAATCTCTGTTGGTGCTGTAACCCCAGATGAGGACTTAGAAAACTACCTTCGTGCTCAAGCAAGTGCTCCTGCCGTAGACCCTGATCACATTCTCACTCCTCCAGATCTCTCCACAGAGGCTTCAGGAGAAATGGACGACAATAATGGCTCAGACACAGACACAGGCAGCTAGGGAAACAGAACGTCAGCATAGAGATGCTTTCCTCGCTGCTGTTGCATTAGCCCTCCGTTCGATTGACCGGAAGGAGTTACGCATCTCTCTGACAAGTCGGAATATTGAGGAGATCATCAAGGCGCTTCGTTTTGACATCTTTACAAAGAAGTTCTCTGAGATCAAGTCCGCTAAACTGAATGCTATGGCTTCAGGATCTGCTTGGGCTGCAATTGATGGGAAGTTTCAAACTCCTCTTGATTTCAGTGGCCCGGGTGTCTCGACTACTCTGGATACGGACACTAGCGAGACCATCACCCAGATTAGTAATGCTACAAAAGCGGCCATGACACTCCTTGTTGCTTCGCTCCTTGAGCAGGATGTCAGTCCATCTAAGGCTGTCAGAAAGCTTATGCAGTCGTATGGGTTAAGTCGTGAGTATATCTCAAAGCTGTCCCGGTTTGAGTCAGCCTTACGGGAAACAGTGAGTGATCCGGCTCTCCGGGAAAGTCGTCTTGATGCTCGCTCCAAGAGATTTCTTGCTGAGCGTGCCACGAAGATAGCTTCTAACGAGTCTTTCAAATCATTTCAAGCCGGTAAAGATGCTCTCTGGTTTCAGTTGCTTGCGTCTGGTGATGTCAAGTCTACGGCTCTCCGTAAATGGGTCACAGCGGCTGATGAGATGGTGTGTCCTGTGTGCAGACCCATGAATGGACAGGTGTCTCCCGTTGGAGGAACCTTCACCACAGGCAATGGCAACCTGATCAGTCGCTCCCCAGCTCACACATCATGTCGTTGCTCCGTAATCCTTATCTCTTAGGTGCCAAATGCCACTACCAATATTGGAAGATGCAGATTTGAATTTTCTGGAAAAGATCCTTGAGAAGTTCACGAGGAAGAAAGCACCTGAGCGAAGCTGTGCTAAATCTATTGATGAACCTCTCCGCCTGGTCACGGGTATTGTGTTGGAACCTGAAACCCCTGATCTGCAAGGCGATATTTACTCCGCTGATGAGATCCGTAAAGCTTGCCATGACTGGGTAAAACGCTCCCAGCAGATCGGCTTGCAACATGCGGTAAAAGCTAAAACCTCTATGGTGGAGTGCTGGATCTCTCCGGTGGATTTTGAGCTAGACGGCCATGCTGTTAAGAAGGGCACCTGGCTGATGACCACTCATATTGAAGATGATCAAGAGTGGGAGTTAGTTCAGAAGGGCGGCTTCACAGGCTATTCCATCGGCGGTCGAGCCACAGTGCATGACTTGGACGATTCAGATGAGGATGATAAGAATGAGTAAGGCTAAGAAGCGTCTAACGGGCATCATCGTTGATGAAGTCAGTTTGGTAGATAAAG